TGTATTTTGATAGAATACCGGCAGAAAATATTACATATATATTTGATAACGAACCACGAAATAAAGAGATAGTTGATAGAATGTATAAAGTGATAGACAAGAATTATAATTTAGTAGTCTGGCCAAATCATATACAATCAAAAGATGTAAATGATATGGTGATGAGTGGTATGAATATTGATGAGGTTAATAATCTTATAAGTACCAACACCTTTGCCGGATTAGAAGCGTTGACGAAATTAACCAATTACAAGAAATGTTAGGAGAAATAAATGGTAGAAGAAGCAATTAAGGTAGTAAAAAGAAACGGTAGAGGTAGTGAACCTCTTAACATTGATAAGATACACGAAATGGTTGAGTATGCTTGTGAAGACATTGCAGGTGTATCATCATCACAAGTAGAGATGAATTCAGGCCTTCAATTTTATGATGGTATTACTACAGATGAAATTCAACAAATTCTTATTAAATCGGCTTCAGACCTTATTTCTTTAGAACACCCTAACTATCAATTTGTAGCTGCCAGACTATTATTGTTCGCATTAAGAAAACAAGTTATTGGTAAACTATGGGACCACCCAAATCTATACGAACACACTAAAAAAGGTGTTGAGATAGGTGTTTACGATAAGAATATTTTAGAATGGTATTCAGAGGCAGACTTTGATAGAATGGAAAACTGGCTATCACATGAAAGAGATTACGATTTCACTTATGCTGGTTTAAGACAAGTGATTGACAAATACTTAGTACAAGACAGAAGTAATGGTCAAGTTTTTGAAACACCTCAGTTTATGTACATGTTAATTGCAGCTACTATCTTTAAAGATTATTCAAACGGACAAAGGATGACATATGTTAAAAAGTATTATGACGCAATTTCAAAATTTAAGCTCAATATTCCTACACCGGTTATGGCAGGTGTTAGGACTCCTATTCGACAATACGCTTCTTGTGTTTTGGTTGATGTTGACGACACTCTGCCTAGTATTTTCAGTAGTGACATGGCTATTGGTAACTATGTTGCACAAAGGGCTGGCATTGGTATCAACGCAGGCCGTATCCGTGGAATCAACTCCAGGATTAGAGGCGGTGAAGTCCAGCACACAGGAGTTATACCATTTCTCAAAAAGTTTGAAGCAACAGTCAAGTGTTGTACTCAAAATGGTGTCAGAGGTGGCTCTGCTACTGTTCACTTCCCAGTTTGGCATAAAGAAATTGAAGACATTTTGGTTCTCAAAAATAACAAAGGTACGGAAGACAACAGAGTAAGAAAATTAGATTATTCTATTCAGTTATCTAAATTATTTTATGAAAGATTTATTACTGGTCAAGATATAACTTTATTCTCACCACATGAAGTGCCTGAATTATATGAGGCATGGGGAACACCAGAATTTGATGAACTGTATGAGATTGCAGAAAGAAAAACTAGTGTAAGTAAAACAAAAGTACCAGCAAATGATTTGTTTGGTTCTATGTTGAAAGAAAGAGCAGAAACAGGTCGTATCTATATTATGAATATTGACCATTGTAATACTCATTCATCTTTCAAAGATAGAATTACGATGTCAAATCTTTGCCAAGAGATTACATTGCCTACAGACCCTATTCAACACATTGATGGTGAAGGAGAGATTGCGTTATGTATTTTAAGTGCAATCAATGTTGGTAAAATTAATAGTTTAGATGAACTAGAACCTATTTGTGAACTTGCAGTAAGAAGTTTAGATGAAATTATTGACCACCAATTATATCCTGTTAAGGCTGCCGAAGTATCTACTAAGGCAAGAAGAAGTCTTGGTATTGGTTATATTGGTCTTGCACACTATTTGGCAAAACATAAAGTCAAGTATGGTGACAAAGATGCCTTAAAATTAGTAGATAATTTAACAGAGGCATTTCAGTTTTATCTATTGAAACATTCAAACACTCTTGCAGAAGAAAAAGGCAAGTGTGATTATTTCGATAGAACAAAGTATTCAGACGGCATACTTCCTATAGACACCTACAAAAAAGATGTTGATGAGTTGGTGAAACCAAAACTACAATATGATTGGGAATGGCTAAGAAAGAAAATCAAAGAGCATGGACTACGACATAGTACACTTACAGCTCAGATGCCGTCTGAATCCTCTTCTGTTGTATCTAATGCGACAAATGGTATCGAACCACCAAGAGATTATTTAAGTATTAAGAAGTCTAAGAAAGGTACATTAAAACAGATTGTACCACAATATCAGACTTTGAAGAACGCATATACTCTATTATGGGATATGCCAAACAATAATGGATATATAAATATCGTTGCAGTAATGCAGAAGTATTTTGACCAGGCAATTAGTGGTAACTGGTCATACAATCCAGAACATTTTGAAAATGGTGAGGTGCCTATATCAGTTATGGCACAAGACTTACTGAACACCTACAAGTATGGGTGGAAGACTTCTTATTATCAAAACACATATGATAGTAAGAAAGATTTAGATGAACCACAACATTCATTGGGGTGGAAAGACGAAGTTAAAGAAGAATTACCAATTGCTGAATTAGACGATGAAGCATGTGATAGCTGTACTATTTAAAGAGGGAAAATAAATGTCGAGAAGTGTGCTAAATAAAGAAACCGGTGTAGATTTTACAAAACAACCTATGTTTTTTGGTAAAGAAATGCAGGTTCAAAGATATGATGATATGAAGTATCCAATCTTTGAGAAACTAAACCAACAACAACTAGGTTATTTCTGGAGACCAGAAGAAGTGTCTTTACAGAAAGATAGAAATGATTATCTACAATTAAATGAACAGCAAAAGTTTATTTTTACATCTAATCTAAAGTATCAAACTATGTTAGATAGTGTACAAGGTAGAGGTCCATGTTTGGCCTTCTTACCATTTGTATCACTACCTGAACTAGAAGGCTGTATTGTAACATGGGATTTTATTGAAACAATACATAGTAGAAGTTATACATACATCATCAAAAATCTATATGCAAATCCAGGTGAAGTATTTGATACCATTATGGGCGATGAGAAAATCCAAGAAAGGTCACATTCAATCACTAAGACTTATGATGATTTAATTGAAAATGGTTATAAGTGGGCTCTTAATGAAAAGAGTGTTGACATGTATGAATTGAAAAAGAAAATGTACCTTGCAATGGTAACTGTAAACATCTTAGAAGGCTTGCGTTTCTATGTATCGTTTGCTTGTTCGTTTGCATTTGGTGAATTAAAACTACTTGAAGGTAGTGCAAAGATTATATCTTTTATTGCAAGAGATGAAAGTCAACACCTTGCAATGTCACAAACTATTATCAACAACTGGCATGATAGAAATGATGACAAAGATATGAAAAAGATTTCTAAAGAAGTCCAAGGCGAAGTGTACAAGATGTACGATGAAGCAGTAAATGAGGAAAAACGATGGGCAACATATCTATTTTCAAAAGGCAGTATGATTGGATTATCAGAAAAACTGTTACACCAGTTTGTAGAATACATGGCGAACAGAAGAATGAAAGCAATCGGCCTAGACCCGAAATACGACCAAAAAACAAATCCACTTCCATGGGTAGACCACTGGCTGAATTCAAAGGGTACACAAAACGCACCACAAGAAACAGAGATTGAGAGTTATGTTATTGGTGGTATTAAACAAGATGTAAAGAAAGACCAATTTAAAGGTTTTAGTTTGTAAGGATTATGTCAGTATTGGAAAAAAGAAAAAAAAGCTGTTCTTCCTGCGAAACTAAATATACCGTAAGTTGGGACATTGACGAGCAAGATTTAGAGCCGTTAACTTGTCCTTTCTGTGGATATGAAGTTGAACAGGAAGAAGATGAACTTGAAGATAGATACGAAGAAAACAACGAAGACGAAGATTGGAATTGATTACAGTCTGACAAGTCCTGCCGTCTGTATAAATGATGGCAAGTTGTGGTTTTATTATTTAACAAGTAAGAAAAAGTGGATAGGTAAACAAAGTGAAAACATTATTGGTTATGAACATGAAGATTATAATGACCCTATTGAAAGATTTAAAAACATATCTGACTTTGTTTTTAAAGTTATCGAAAAACATATTTCATCTCAAATCGGTTACAGAAGCATCGAAGATGTTTTTATCGAAGGCTATTCTTTTGGGTCGAAAGGTAGAGGTGTTTTTCAGATTGCTGAGAATTGTGGCATACTTAAATATCGTTTACTTGAAAAAGGCATTGGTTACACTACAGTTGTACCTAGTGTTGTTAAGAAAGGCGCTACTGGAAAAGGTAACGCAGACAAAGATTTAATGTATGAGGCATTTGTGAAAGAAGTAAAGATTGATTTGAAAAAACTATTTGATACAGAAAAAGTAGGTAACCCTATTTCTGATATCGTAGATAGTTACTATATACAAAAGGTTGGCCATGAAGCTTCACTTATTTAATACCAAAAAATCATCACTACCATTTCTAAATGCGTTTTCAAAAAACCATGATGTCAAAGTTTATAACTCACAAGAAAACGAAAGTGCCAAAGGTAAAGGTGCAGATAGATTTTTAGACTACAGTTGGCCAACATGGGACGGTACACTCGTACATGACGAACCAGTAATATTTCAAGGTCTTGTGAGAGGTACAAAAGAAGTGCATGATGTTGCTATTTCAGAGGGTACA